TTAAGGCCCTTATTATACCAAATAATAGCTATAAGTCTAGCTAGGTTTTTTATCGCTGTAGGAAACGTTGTAACGCTTTCTTTTAGACATCACGCCTAACCCTGAATTAGGATCAGTAAGATGAACTACCAAATCCCTCTCCATAACATTAGATAAGTGTCCTAGTGTAACCTCTACTTCCATGTTTAAAGGTATAATACGCTTACCTAAATCAAACAATAAGCTACTACATGTTGCCATTACCGTAGTTGCTTGATTATTTACTCGTGTATCATTATCTACAATAGTTACTATTACAGTCTTTCTTGCCTCTCTTTCTCTACTTTGAGCTAATGCTACTCGATCAGCTTGTGTCCATTCTTTAGGCCCTTTACGTACTGCCGATACTGTGCTTTCCTGTACAGCTTCAACTGGTGGTGTAAGTGCCTGATCATAATGAGCATCAATCTTTGCTTGCAACTTTACTACTCCTGTAGACACATGATAACTTATACCTAAGTCATCGGCTTCTTTTTTTAAATCTTTTATATTAGACATATTCTAATTCCTCGTTGGGTTATTTAGTGGTTTAGTAATTATTGTACATAACCCCACACCGTGTGGGATTACACTTAAACCTACCTAAGTAGGTCAGTTAACTACTTTATCGAGAAACACAAACTAGTGTTTTAAGTAAAGCTTCTTCTTTCAAGATAATACCTGCAAACCAGAAACGGTAAGAGTAGAATCCTTTAGTACCAAAAGGGTTAGTTGTAGTAATAACTCCTGGTGTTACAGAGTTAAACTTGATCTTACCATGCCCTTTAAGTCCTACAGTAGCAAATGAACCTTCGGTAGGGAACAAGATAGGGTGAACTGTGAAGTTACCACGATCTGCAGCTACTGCCGAAGTTAAATCTGTTGCCCCTACGATGTTCAAATTACCTACGTAGTTCTGTGGAGGTACTGCACCATCCTCATAGTGAACAGCAGACTCAGACTGAATGAAACGTACATCAGCAATCTTACCTTGTTCACCTTGAGCACGGTTACCTGCAGCAGCATAAGTATCAACTGGGTACCATTGTTGAGTAGTCTTACCATTCAAGGCTACAGAACCACTCTGTACAGTCTGTAAATCAAACAAAGTCTGAGCGTCTACAATAGCGTGGTAACCAGCATTTACTGTAACAGTACCTACTTTAACCGAACCATCAATAAGCTTAGTATTTGTCTTAGCACGGTTACGTACAAGCTTCTGAGCAGACTTACGTATAAGGTCAAAAGAAACCTTGTAATCCGAATCATCAGCACCTGAAGCCTGAGTAGCACCCATTAAAGAATTACTAGTAGCTGAACTAGGGTAAAGTACTGTAGGAGTAGTAAGTAACTCCTGCTGTATTAAATCTTCATTCCTAGAACCTGCTAAACTACCCATTTCTTCATGATAGTGCATAATCATACTATCTTCTGAGAACATTTCAACTTCATCAGTATACTTAAGCATTTCACCATAAGATACCATATCTGTAGAAACAGTAATCTTAGTGACAGAACGCTCATTACCTTCGCCCATACCTTCAGTAACAACTGCTGAAGCAAGAGAGTTAGTCATATCTGTAATAGAACGACCGCTTAAGTATCCTTTAGTAGCGAAGTCTGCAGCACCTATAGATCTATCATACATGTGCTCATACTTAGATACCTTATACGTTTTACCCTGACCTTTCTTTAAACTTCTTCTATCTGCATACTGACCGTATACATTGTGCATACCTGCACTTTTAATACCTGCTCTATCATACATGTGTGTATATGTGTTAGCACCCGCAGTACTGTTAGTACCATTACCATAAACGTTAGTAGCCATTAGTTATTCTCCTTAAACATTAGCTTGAGTATAGGGTTAATTCCCACTACTCATTATCTTTTCATAAAGCTCGTCAAACTCACTCTCACTCAAATCCATAGCATTAGTAACTTTAGTAGCCGAACTTCTTTTATTGGTTACCCTGGCTTTTTTCCTTTCGGTAGAAGCTTTCTTGGCAGCCTCTCGCTTAGCTCTAGCATCTTTAACAGACTTAACCTTTTCAGCTTCTTTAGCTTTCGCTAGTTTCACTTTCTTAGCCTCATCTGCTGCAGTTTTACTAGCTAACTGGCGAGATCTATTATCTGACTCCCTAACACTTTCTCGTGCTAAGGTATCATTGTACTGTTGAACAGCCATATTGTAATAATCTAAATCAGAACTTTTAGCTCCACCATAAACTTTCAACTTGTCAGCAAGTGGTTTAATCTTCTGGTACATACCAGATTGAATCTCACTATGTAGCCCTTGTATAATACTAGGGTCTTCATGTGCAGCCTTCCACGATCTATCATCCCACTCTTTTTCAAGAATATTTTTAGTAGTAGAAAACTCTATATCGTTCTCAATACTAGTTATTACATCTACTACGGCTAGGTCTTTTTCATCCCTACCATAATCATTAGCTACATAACTTTTGTCACTATCCATATCTAAATCGAGAACGTCTACGTCTGTTCGTTTAGCTATTTCAGCAATTGCTTGTTTGTTGCCCTTAAAAGCGTCTATAAGTAAGTTAAGGTCTTTTTCACCAATGTTAGCTTGGTCTAATGCGTCTACTCGTTTTCTGACCTTAGCTATACCTTGGGTCTTCTTTGAATAATCCATTGCCTGTCCAAACACTTGTGGAAACATTTCAAGCTGTTCTTTCTCTGTAAAACTATACTCTACTCCGTTAGCCTTAAACTTAGTTACCTTCTGCTCTCGTTGTGAATTATCTTCCAATTCCTCAGTAGTATCAGTAGTCTTGTCCTCACCTTCTACAGACTCCCCGTCAGGAGTTTCCGTATCAGTGTGTTCAAGGTCCTCTTCTTCTTCTGTCTCATCTTCTTCTTCATCACTATCATTATGGTCTTCAGTTCCTTCGTCAGGGTTTTCTGGAGAACCACTATATAATTCTGTTTCGTCTTCAAGATCTTCAGTATCTTCAAGGTCCTCTTCAACGTCTTCTTCATCAACATCTTCAGAGTCAATTTCCTCAGTGTACTCAAGAATCTCTTCTTCTTGTATTTCTTCTTCTAGAATTTCAGTTTCGGGTACCTTAGCATTCTTAGCTTGTTCTACAGCTTCATAATGTAAGTCACTTATTTCCTTATCAGTCATATTGTCTAACTGGTTATCAGTAAGCTCTGCCATACTACTCTCCTTCTAGAGCTTCATCTTCAAGATCTTCATACTCGGCTTGTAATGCAGATTGACCAAAGTGTTGTATACTAACAAAGTAATTGTCTAATACCGATCTACCTGTGATGTCTTCCATTGCTGTTCTACGCGCAGTCTCGCTATCTCTGTCATGTATGCTTCTAAGTACACACACTCGTTGCTGTAAAGATTCTACAAAGAAGTCCTGTAGGATTAGACGTTGGAAACGTTCATCCTTCATAAGACCTTCTAAGTCTCTCCATAACTGTATTGAGTACTCAGGTCCTAATACTTTAATATATCCATCTCGTTCTACGTTTAGGTTGTTCATAATTGATTCCTAGGGTTAAAAGTTAAAATAAGTTGTTCCAGGCTGATTATACACAATAATTCCCTAGATGTATACTTTATCCTAATGTATTAGCTATAGGTGTCTGAATAGGTTGATCTACAGTCTGTGTTTGTTGTTCTGCTACACCTTCCTGTTGCATAATATACGTGATAGCTTGCTTAATCATATCAACAGGAACTCCTTGTTGTACTAGATCTTCAGGACTAATACCCTGCATTAACATACCTACAACCTCTTCTATAGTTATTCCACTTACTTGTGGGCCTTGTCCTAGTACTTGTGCTTTTGGTTCAGGTGTCATTATCTTTCTCCTTGTGCATTAAATATTGCGTCTGTGATGTAGTCCATACCTGTATTAGCAGCATTACCTAACTTGTTAGCTACATTAGGTACTATTTTAGCATCTACACGGTTTTCTGAGACCTGTCTAGCTCTATGTCCACTATAACCCTTTTGCATGTTACGGTCCATGTCTCTTTGCTCTGCCTCAGACTGTGGTATGTAAGGTGCTCGTGGTCTAGACATAGCTAGCTTTTGCCCTAAGTAAACCCCCTCTTGTATGCCTTGATCATAGGCAGCATCACTAGCTCCTTTAAACCTAGATAAAGCTTCCATCTGCCCAGAGTCTAAACCTGTAGCGTAAGCCGTGTCTAATTCTTGGTCACGTAACATATTCCTATACTTCTGTGCATCAACAGCATCTAAACTATCTTGTTTAGCCATAGCCACTATACTCATAATGAAACTCCTATTTGTTCATCTTCTGATCCAGCTATGGATTGGTAAGCCATAGCTCTCTCATTAGCTTCTACTTTTAACATATCCCTCTCCATAGCGTTAAGGTGGTTAATATTCTTATCTTTTATTACAAAATCTAAATTTTTAATATCTGTATTAGCGTTAGTAGTTCTAATCTTAGCTTCTATCTCTCTAGTCTTAGCGTCCTTAAGTCTAATGTCCTGTCTATCTTCATTCATATTAGCCTTAGTATCTTCTATTTTTGCTCTAATTAACTCGTTCTCTAACTCAGCCTTCTCTATAGCCATCTTATCTAAACGTTCTTGTACAGGGTCTGGTGTAGCTTCAAACTCCTCTATCTCTTTAGCATACTCAGGCATACCCATCAACTTAGCTATATTAGCGTGTACTAGCTTCTGTAAGTTAGCGTCCATTGTAGCTGCATTAGTCTGTAATAAGAAACTTAACTTCTGTACCTTAGCATCATTATCCTCTGCGGTACTAACAGATATGTTTATATCAACCAAACCTGCTAAGTCATCTTCCCTAATAGGCACAAACTCTGTATTAGTTATCCTAGTTACTTCTTCTTCAGATAAGTACTTGCTGTTATAAGCCATCCATTTACGCATAATAGGCTTAATCATATTCTCAGCTATATTCCTAACAATATTCATTCTTCTTACACTAGCAGCGTCTAACGCTCCTCTAGCACCTGTA